AGATACCGGAAAAATACATTGGAACAAATCCGTCAAATCCTCTCCAAATACGGTTCTTAAAACCCACAGACCGCGTTTCAAGAACTGATGCAGAATATATCGACCTTCTCATAAAAAAAATTGTCGAATATCATACCAAAAAGAGCCGACCTCTAGCGATTTGGAATGCGTATTATAATAGCAAACCAGAAAGCAAACCAGAAGTTGAATCTGATTCTAAATAATCATTTGCGATTGACACAATTGTCTTTGACCGATCTTGAACCTACCTGAAAATGTAAAATTTGACCGAAATACATCACTATTTAAATAATCGATGATCTTGTCAATATTGAATGCCTCCTCGTGAGCAACTCCATTTTTTTTCTTCGGGACCATCATCAATAACCCTCCGCCAAAATATTGCACTTTTCCACGGAAAGCAACCCGCGAACTTCTGGTTAAAGTATTCACGTAGATACAATCCTCCCCAAGATTTCGCCTAATGGCTGCGATATTTCGCGCTGCACCCCATTCGAACCAATTGGTTTCACTGAATTTCCGAATTTTGCGTCCAATGAGATTTTCTTTATGCGCCAATAAATGGCTATCGATTGCGGCGTTTCCCGATGGAAATTGTGTCAAATATATATATCGATCCACTTGGTTCTCGCCATTGAGGACATCGATATTTCCCAAGGTCGGATGTTTATATATTTCTTCACGACCACTCACCATTCCGACATAAATATCGAAATGATCTTGAAATAGGGGGGGCTGTATAAATCTGTTTTGCGCGATTTGCACGATTTCGCGAAAAGTAATTAGACCATTACTATTGACGACCTCCATTTCTTGGTCATTGTGCAAAACCGTTTTTGAAAGTTCCGCATTTCGACAATATCTGAAGACAATGACATCGATCGATGCATTTTGAAAGAGATTCTCATTATGAGGATGATAAATATGGGTGAATGTTCCCACGGCCATCATTTCGTCCAATAATTTGGCAGAACTCGTCAATTTGAGAAAATCGGACGGGACAATAAAGATCAATTCGCCTCCATCGTCTAATAACCGAAAACATTTTTCCACAAAATCGATGTATTGATTTCCGCGTTTGGACCGGGACTTAACATACGGCGGATTCCCAATGATCGTCCTATACCGGTTTTCGATGGACTGTTGAAGAAAATCGCCATAAACAATTCGTCCCAATTGTGGTCGAATTGCGTCCAAGATTTCGATCGAGGGGTCGATTTCATACATATCGAAAAGAATTGTCGGACTTCTATGTAAAACATATTCTACCAAGTCCCCCCTTCCGACCGAGGGTTCCAACATGGGACGGTCAGCACCATTGAGAATAAAATCGGCGACTTTTGCCTTGAGATCTGGATGTGTCGTGAAATATTGACCCAGTTTGTTTTTTGTGTGGGGGGTGGGTGGCATTTTTTAATTATATACTGTAACAATGGATACAATCACTGGCAAAAATCAATTTTGTGGATATCTATATATCGCCCCTGTAAAATTATATAAAGAGTATTATATATAATTTTTTAAAAACGCGGATACGTCATATGAATATTACTTTATTTGGAAGTTGTAGATTGAATAATATATCGAATCATAATAATTTGAACAATGCTATAAATTATACTCATTCTACAAAAGAAGTTATACAATTTATTAAATTTTTGAAAGGTGAATTGAATATACCAAATCCGTATAACAAATTATGTTTTAGAACTGGCATATGCGAAAATAAATTTATAGATTATAATTATAATTACAATAAATTATTTGTAGATACAGATATTTTTATTATAGAAATATGTTCAAATAAATTATACATACATAATAATTTTTATTTACATCATTTATGTGTTGATAAACGATTTATAAATCACAATAATAACACGCCTCGTGAAATTTTAGAAAATTTTACAATAGAAAAACAAAGTGACGAAGAAATTGAAAATGATATTTTAGAAATACAAAAAATGTTATATCCAAAAAGAATTATTATCGTTTCTCATTATAATTCAATCCAAAATGGTGAATATATAAATTCAAGAAACAATTTAATAAATTTATTGGATCGTATTTGTAAAAAATATCATATTCATTTTATTAATCCTACAACCGTATTATCTAATTATACTCAAGAAGAAGTAATGACAAGTGATTTAGGACATTATACTACTTTTGGAATCTGTAAATTTTCCGAATACGTAAATAAAGAGTTAGTATCTGCATCAATACCTGTACATTATGATTAGGTAGATCTGGTTTTATTTCCACACATTATAAAATAAATTACGTATAAAACAATTTATTTTATTAGCATAATAGCATAATAGCATTGAATAAAATATAATAAATCACTAAACAAAACAGTTCTATTGAAAAAAACCAGATCTACCTACCGCTACTCTATATAGGATGCATAAATTATTCCAATAGAACCTCCTGTATATCACCCGTGAAAAGGGCCAATTCGATAATATTCTCATGAATACTATGGAAAAATGTAATATACTTACATAAAAAAGGTATGACTTGGTATTTTTGATCCTCGGACAAAAGGCTAGTCGTTTTCACAAATGAGAAAAAGTAGTCGAAAATGTCAATGACTGAATATCCATAATCGTGGATTTTATAGAAAATCTGGATCGCCTGATGGCACCGCCCCCCTTTCAAATGTCCAAGATATTCTTCAAAAAGACCAAACGAAATATTCGAACATATTTGTTTGCACGTTTCCAAAGACAATTGGTCGGGACCTGGACCACACGCGCAATCCAACAAATAAATCTTCTCCAAATAATTCATCATTTGACGCACCGAATCGCCGGAAAATTCCAGTAAAAAATCGCGCGCCTCCACCGAAATCGAAAGCCCCTCGGTCGAAATAATCTTTTGCATAATTTCGCGAATCGTATCGGACGACATGGGATCCATTTTCAAAATATGAATTCGCGATTGAACACTCTCAATGACCTTTTGTACATTGGTACAACTGGAAACGAACAATATGTTTTTCTTGTATTTATCGATATAATTGCGGAAAACCTGCTGGCATTGTTCATTCACAATATCAATATCATCCACAACGATCATCTTTTTCTTTCCATGGATCGAACATTTGGATTGGCAAAACGTCTTCATTTCATTGCGGAAATATTGGATACCCTGCTCTTTCAAACTATTAATAAACAGCAAATTATTTTCAGGCAGAGTTTGATATCTGGTTAAACCATAATAATCCCGAATAATGGCATAAATGAGAGATGTTTTACCACTATTCGCGGGACCATGTATAAGAATATTTATTTCGTCTATTTCCAAAAGTGTTTTAAGAACCCGTTTGAATGTAGTGTCGCCGAAATCATCGATAAAATAGGGTTTGTATTTTATAATAAAATTTTGCGGAAGAGGGGGCATTTCGTTCCAAGATTTTTCCAAGAAAAATTTATATTGTTTTCTTGGAAAAAGACATATAAACATTTGGCACGACACAATTCTAAAATGTCCGACGAATTTTATAAAATCTTGGACGTTCCCAAGAATGCAAGCGACCAAGATATTAAAAAGGCATATCGCAAATTATCTCTACAATATCATCCCGACCGTAACCAATCGCCAGATGCGGAAGAAAAAATCCGCAAAATCAATGAAGCCTATGAAACACTGAGCGATCCCGCAAAACGGCAGCAGTATGATGCCGGACCCGCGATTGGAGGATTTCCTGGAGGATTTCCTGGAGGATTTCCCTTCCCAATGGGCGGACCCCATTTCGCACACATGTCAAGTATGGATGGTAGCGAAGATATGGGTGATATAAATAATATATTTAGCATGTTATTCGGCGGAGGAATGCCTGGTGGGATGGGAGGTCCCAATATCCGTGTTTTTCATAATGGTATGCCTGCCGGTATGCATATGATGAAACCTCCTCCCATTCAACATTTGATAAGGATATCTCTCGAACAGGCATTTCAAGGATGCACAGTTCCTATCGAAGTGAATCGATGGGTTTCTTCGGGAAATATGAAAACCCAAGAATCGGAGACGATTTATATTAATATCCCCCAAGGATCGGATGACAATGAAATGTTTGTTTTACAGGATAAGGGAAATGTTATTAATGATCATTGTAAGGGCGATGTAAAAATTGTTTTACAAATTGAAAATAAGACATGTTTTAAACGCCAGGGTCTGGACCTTATTTATGCGAAAACATTGTCTTTGAAAGAAGCGCTTTGTGGATTTTCGTTTGAAATTCCTCATCTAAATGGCAAAACATTATCTTTGAATAACAAAACGAATCATACGATTGTGAAGCCGCAATACAAAAAGGTGGTTCCTGGATTGGGGCTTACTCGACAGGGTCAAGGTCAGGGTAATTTGATAATCGAATTCGGCGTGGAATTTCCGGAATCTTTGACCACGGAGCAAATTGAGGAATTGGGTAAAATTTTATAGAAATTCGGTGGGATTCTCCTCCGAGATTTTATTATTGAACATAAATTTTCATACTTATGTTCAACCTCTTATGCAGAAATGCGCTTCACGGGAATATTGACATCGACCAAATAGATCGAATTCTCGGTGACAACAATATGTTCTGTCGAAACCTTGTAAATCTTGGCAATCGGACTGGTATATTCCTCTTCACTTTTGACAAGGAGTTTTTCGTTGTTCTCTTTGACGCCAATCAAAACCGTCTTTTCAATCGAATGAGTCCAATAATCCATCATAATGGGTTTATCCTCGATAATGGAAAGTTTAATGGCGTGTTGAAGTGTATTATGATCAGGGAAACGGTAACCATTTACACCGGTGTTGGAATTTGCTGTGACAACTGTATTATTTGGGTTGCTTGCGTTGCTTGCGTTGGATGATGAGGTCGTGCTCATTATTCTATATGAAAATATAAAAAGATTGTTTTTTTACTTTAAATGGTTATTTTCATAACTTGTTTTATCCGATTCTCAAATTCCAAACAAACGCACCGTTTTTTCCTAAATATAGGATAAAGATATCGGACATCGGATATCGGATATCTATGACATTATCCACACAATCGGTCATTGAAATTTGGTCTATGCATTTAGATGAATATTTGACACAATCGATCAAGAATAACACGAAATTCAGTATTGTATATGATGGTGTTCAAACATTATTACACGTTTTTTCTATATTGTATTGTCGAACGGATAGTCTAGAGGATTATTATACTCAAACACAGCGTGCTTACTTGCTATACTTGGAATATGTCGAAAAAATATATAAACCCAAATCCATGTCATTTAGTTCTGTTTTACCCGCGGTTTTTGTTTATAAACGGATTTTTGAATCAGAAGATATGGATGATAAAAATGATGTTTCTAATACATACGCTGATACACAGTTGGATATATTTTTACAAATTCGTTATTGGACCAACATATTTTTTTTACATAAAACGATTCCGGATCCCGATTTAATCCGTGATTTTTTACCAAAATTATTGAACAAAAATAATCCTTGTGATAAATTGGAAAAAATATTACAAGAAACGCCATTGACAAAAACATTGTTGGAAGATTTTTTCTCTAATGTCTAACATAAAATGTACGCATTATATAAATAAAAATAAAAATAGAATTTAATTGTGTATGGAAGAGGCAATAGCATCAATACCAAAAGTAATTGGCGAAGGAACGTATGGCTGCGTTCATGAACCGAGTTTGAAATGCGGACAACTTCGGATCGATTATAAAAACAAAGTGTCCAAGATATTACTTGACAAATATGCAAAACAAGAATTAGACGAATATTTAGGAATTCAGCGTGCGGATCCGGATAACCAGTTTTTCCTCGGCGTTCCTATCCAATGTAAGCCAGAACAATCAACCACTAATTATGTGGCTGTCAAAAAGTGTTCAAAGGGTAATCTTGCACTGCATGAAGAATTCCAATATATCTATCCCAATTTCGATTTATTGATCATGGAAAATGGCGGATTGAATTTACACGATTTTGCCAAGAAAATGGAAAAAGAGGTCGTTACACCAGAAAATCACGGAAAATTGGTGAAAACCATGGAAAAATTCTGGATCGAAGTCCATCGTCTTTTTTTAGGATTGTTGGTCTTCAAGCGGGAAAATATTATGCATCACGATTTGAAGGCGCAAAATATTGTCTATAATCCCGAAGCAAATCGCATCGCTTTTATCGATTTCGGCTTGATGCGACCAATGGATCAAGCAAAACGACGCGTTTTGCGAGGGGAAAGTGTGGATAAACTCATTCATTGGTCTTATCCAATTGAGAGTATTTTTTATAAAAAGGATTTTTATAAATCGACCGCTCTTAGAAAACATGTGTTCCAAAAACTCCATGAAGGTATCGATAAAGTATTTGATGTTGGATTCTTGGGAAATGTTTTACCCGACCATAACAGAGATGAATTGAACTCGTTAAACCGACGCGGAATGATAAAGCTATTATACGATGATTTTATCGATTTGGTGAATGAGACTATTACTATGCGACACGAAGATTTTGTAAATAAATCCATCGAGACCTTTGATCTATATGGCGTCTGTATGGGATTATTGTATGTTTGGAAAAAGACGTATCATATTATGCGTAAAAGTGACAGTAAAATCGATTATGCGTCATTGTATCAAATGTTATATTTTGGAATTATGCCAAATGTAAATGTGCGCTGGACAGTGGAACAGGCTCTATCCATGTATGAAGATTTATTGAAGGATATTTTGAGAGAGGATCATATCATATTTATTAATCATATTCCTACTAAAATTGACCCCCCGCCTCATTTACTGGCGGTTCCGAAAATATCCGATACTAAATTGGAGGCGATTGTTGAAAAAGAAGACACAAAATTAGAGGCAAAAGTTTGTCCTTCTGGTAAAATAATCAATCCTTTTACCGGCCGTTGTGTATTGGAATGCAAATCGGGGCAACAACGCGATGACAAATTCCGTTGCAAGACCGCGAAGAAACTGAAACGCTCTTGTCCGGAAACCAAGGATCTCAATACAAAAACGGGGCGTTGTCTAGCGAAATGTCCGCCAGGTAAAATACGCGATGAAAAATTCCGTTGCAAAACGATGAAGAAAATGGATAATGCATCGGATAAGACGGTCGAAACTATTATAGATGAGCCTAGAAATAAAAGGTGCTCCGAATCAAAAGAAATCAATCCAAAGACGGGACGTTGTGTAGCGAAATGCCCTCCTGGTAAAATACGCGATGCAAATTTTCATTGTAAATCTGCGAAAAAAATGGATAAGTATGCGTATAAATCCAATAAAATCAATGCAAATCCTACCAGTCTAAGTATGTGAGCATCTATTGGTTTGTGTCTTTTGTTTGGATCTCATGAAAATATCCAGGAGTCATCATGACCGTCCTCTTCCGAATTTTCGGCTTTTTGTTTTTAATAACGGGTTCCTCCGAATCGGTAATAATCTGATCGCGTTCCGTCATCAAAATATTCTTAATAAATTCGAAAATAAACCGTAGAACCGGTTCCGAACAATTACCCACAATCAGACAACTTCCCGTTCGAAATATCATAAAAGATACCTCGGTGTATCTTTTATTATCGTCCAACTCCCCCAGTTTCTGTTTATGATCTTCTTTCTCAACAAGTCCTCTCTGAACAAGTGAGTCGAACCCTTTCTCGTGGTTAAAGTAATACTTGCATTTCAATCCCGGATAACTATGGATCATACGCCGCCTCGATTTTGTATTTGTTTCGCAAAATGGTCTGGAGTTTTTCGCGATGAATATAGAATCCACAATTGAAATTGGAATTGATGAGAACACTATCCTCGTTTGCATTATCCACAAAATCGAGTCCCTCATTCATATGCGGACGCAAAGTGTCCAAAATCATCTGTTTAACAAATTCCAACAATTCTTTAGTGGGAATTCCCGGAATTTCCATTTTCCCCGTATTGAAGATTTTCACATGGATCTCGCGAAAAACCCCTTCGTATTGGAATCTGAGAATCATGGCAAAACAATTATAAAACGCGTTTTTCACTTTGCCTCGGCAATTCATAATATCTTTCTTGGAAATACCGACGGTGATTTTGCGTTCATCTTTGAATTTGATCCGGCGAGCCGCGGGATTATTGATCTGTTTGATTACATGTTCAACATAATACGGAATACCTTCGAGATGTCGGGTATATTCTTCATACTCTTCGGGGGTTTTTGACACTATTTTCATTTGCTTTTTCACCACGCCATTTTTCGGTAGCCAATATTCTATTATGGGAATTTGCCAAAATACTTGGTTGATATTGATTTCACTATTCAAGAAGAGGACTTTGGTTTTTGTAGATATATACAGGTCATTGCATTTAGGCGTTTCCACCGTAAAGGTGGAATTAGATGTGGCCACAGAAGGCGTTGAAAGAGGGGGTTTTTCTACAGGGAGAGGCGCCGGTTTTGAATTATAATTGGAAACACTCTTACCTATCGGTGCATTGTTTTGCATAAGAAATTGCATCCATTCATCATCTATATTGGTTGTCATTTATTGGTTTCTTGGTTTCTTGGTTGTTTTACTATATGGAATTCATTGTCGCCTTTAAGTAGTTTCAATTTTACACCTTTGGACATTTAAGTTCGCACAATAAAGTGCTAACAAAAAAGAGGTTCAAAGTTGGGTCTTTTCATACCCGCATAAAGTTTGGTTATAAGCACTCGTTGAAGCACTTTGATTACATTTTATTTCTCTACATAAATAACTTGGTCTTTCTATGTTATTTATCGCATTCTTTGCTATTTTGTAGATATTTGATGAACCGTTACGGTCTCTGTTCCACGATCCACAACCGCTCTTACAGCGTAATAGTCCGTGAATTAACCGTAATTCATCTTTGTTTTTCTTTTTATTTGGATGGGTTCTCACCATAAACTTCTCACATACTCCACCATCGCATTTGGAACATTTACAACTACTTCTAAACTCATCAACCAAAAACACATTAAAGTTATTTTTTCTAAACAAGGTTCGTATTCCCTTTCCTAATGTTGGTTCTTTGTATTTCATTTGTTTTCTTTGTTCCCAATCGCCTATACAAATCACAACATTATCAGCATTACCATATGCTTTTTTGAAATTACTAATCATCTGTTGCTCGTTTCGTTTGATATTTATGTATTTACCAAACTTCAACTTACGGAATAATTCTTTACGATAATACTGAAACAAAATATGGTTTATTCTATTTTTTTCTCGCAGATATTCCTTATATTTTGTAATTTGTAGTGATTTACGATTGAAATGTGATAATTCTGTTTCATATTCTATAATTGTTTTCCCTTCAATCTTATTGGTTTTCATAGCGAGAATAATATTGTTGTATTTTTTCATTTTAGTTTCTTTCCTTCGTTGATTTTGTGAATACCGAAATACATTCGCATCTTTGGAAGCATCATCTACGCAATAAATTAAATCTTCTTTTCCTGGATCGACGCCTACAATTTTTTTATCACGCAAAATAGAATAATCGTCCAACTCATCAATATACAACTCTTTTGATATTCCTTTCTTCATCATAGGTAGTTTTTTTCCTACTAAATCGTCTCGCAAAAGTAAAATACTCAATCCAATACCATCGGTAGAAACCATATGGTGAAATGAAAATCCTGTTTTATGAAACATCTTGCGTTCTGTTCTAAAAAAGAACTTCCAAATCTTATCTTCGTTCTTTTTCAGTTCTCCATTTGTCTTGAAAAATCCCTTTGTTCCGTGTTCTTTTCTCAATAACAAATTAACTAATGTAGTTGTATCTAATCGTATGTATTTCGGTGTGATTTCACTTCGTAGCGGAAAAACATTATTAACACTTTCGCCATCATTTTCAACTTGTTTCATCATAAAAATCATACAAGGAAAATATTCCATCGTTTTACATTTCAGGTCGTACATTACGCTATTTTTCTCAAACTTGTTTCTATATGGTAAAATGTTTTGTTTTTGTTCAGCAATCCATTTATGGTAATGGTGATTTGATTGGTATGGTTTCCCATCCACATTCAATAAATCATTTTTTATTTTTCGTAATTCGGCACAAAGATTTCTTACTCGTGTCTCGCGATCCTTTTGTGTTTTGCCTAATTTCCTTATCTTATCCACAATCATTTTCTTTTTCCAAACAACATTTACATATCGTTCTACATATTCCACATAATGTAATTGAATATTATTCTCATACATCGTAATAACATCCTCCTTCAAATAATCTAATACAGTATTCAATCCTGCATAATCAATTGGATCGTTTTGTGTTAATTGTAAATAATGTTGATTGTAAAAAGTAGTAAGTTTATCTTTCATTTCTATTGTTTCATTTTTTGCTGGTTTTCCTCTCTTTTCAGTTTTTTCACCACAAACAACTTTCATCGAATTATTGATAAGTTCTTTGCTTATTACTGGTAATGTTTGATTATTGTTTTCGTAATAATCTAATAAATACAGTTTGAGAAATTGTAAAGTATGAATAACAATCTTGTTAGATTTCACAACAGCATCATTTAGTATTTTGGTATTGATTTCAGGATGTTTCAATACACTTTTCAGCGAAGTTTTAATGGATTTGAAAAACTCTAGCGGTTTCTCTTTTGCCTTTTCCATTCTATATACTATACAAAGATATTATTTTAAGTAAGTTTCCCTAAATATAATATATTAAGTAAAAATCCCTAAACTTTCGTAAAAATGTATATTGGCGATTTTATCCATTTTTCATTTACTTTAAATTGTTGCTCATTATTTTCTATTATATATTTGGATTTGAGAAGATTTTTAATAATAGACAACCAAGGGCGTTTTATTCGTTCTGGTTCTCCTACTGCTTTCATATTGTTAAAAGCAAACCATTTTCGTATTTCTGGTATAAGTTCCATAATTTGTTTTTGGATTTCTTCATTTTTATCCAATTCGTATAGTGTATATGTGTTTTTATTTTCCAAATCTAATATGCTAATAATTTTGTCTATAATACCATCTTGTTCTTTTTTATACAATTCACTTTTTAATCGCATTAGTTGTTATATAGTTTACATAAATAATTTTTATATTTTTTATGTAATTAATGATTACGACCTGCATACAGGACACAATCTAAGATTTGTTTCATTTTCATACTTTATCCATCGGTTATTTTCCCAATTATCATAATCTCTTTGATATATCTCAATTAATGGATAATGATCTTTCCACTTTGGATTTTCTGGATTTTCATCATACTCATCTTCTATATCAGGATATGGGAATATTGGTTGTCCTGTATTGTCGCCATACATACATCTTTTGAAACATTCAATACATACCATATGATTACATCTTGGGTATGATATACCTTTTTTATGTTCAAGACATACAGGACAATCAATATTATCAACTGTATTTAATATTCCTTTGCCTGTTTGGGTTCCCCAAGTTCCAAACATCATATCACAATTCATACATAAATAACTTCCTTGACTATCAAACCACCATTTTGGTAAAACTGTTTCACATATTTCATAATTTTTACATTTTATTCCTCCACCGTCTTCTTCTGTATATTGACAATCATATGCTATATTATTATTTTCATAATCAAAATCTCGTTCCATATTTGTTGCTATATAATTTACATAAATAATTTTTAAGGTCTATCCGTGTTTTTGTATCCAAATGGATACAAAACACCCTTTGACCTATATCCTTTCCGGGGATAAATACATTTATCCCCGGATGTAGATTAAGTAAATTATAACTTATAATTTTTTAATCTACACTTACGAGTTGATGGTTTTCGCTTATAAGTCATATCCTCTTTTATTCCGTAAGCATATTGAAAATAATTCTTATAATTTTCTGGTTTCACTTTATCTATCGCTTTATTAATATTCTTTTCCAGTCCTTCAAATGTATATACATCTCGATTTTTCTTAATATATGTTTTTATCTGGTTAAAATACATTTCAACTGCGTTTGTAACTGGACTATACGGTATGGTAAATAAATATTGATTACCACTTTTTAGTATTGCTTCTTTTACCATATCATTATTATGACTTTTCGCATTATCTAATATGATGAGATGGTCTTTATATTTAGGTTCTATTTGTGTTTCTATAAATTCTACCATTCTTTCTTTGGTTGTTCCACCTTTTTCATAAAATATTTTTCCTACGCATTTTGAATTATTGATAGCAACTAACAAAGTAAAACTACGAAATACAAAATTATTATTTGTTTTGATTACACAACGCTTACCAATATAACATCTACTATATGAAGGTTTCAAATGAGAACCAACGCTGGTTTCATCCAAGCAAATAATCTTATCGAGAGGATATTTATGAACTTCATTATAAAATGCTTCCATTTCTTTATTTTTGTCGGTAAGTTGTTTTCTGCGTTCTTTTGGATAATGTTGATGACGAGTTCGTTTTCGTGTTCTATTGTTTGCTCTAATAACTCTACCTAAATGGCGTCTGGTAATATCCAAGTCCTTATATTTTTGTTTCATAGAAAATAAAAGTTCATCCATCGTAAGTTGTTCGTTCTTATCAATCATATTTACAGCACTTCTAACTTGTTCTTTATCTTGTATGATATAGGTTTTCTATTTTTTCTTGTAATATTTTTAGTATTTCTATATCTATCAATCCACCCTTTTAGTGTGCTTTTCTTACAATCAAATATCTCACATACTTTATCCATACTATCATTATGTTTCAAATAATATTTAACCGCACCTAATTTATAATCATCACTTTTGTATTTATTCATATAATAAATTAAGAAAAAATACTCATATTTTGTGCGAACCTAAATGTCCAAAGGTGTATATTTTAGGTAAAAATAATTATAGAGTCCAGTATTATAGAATGCACTCCACACAAACCTCTCACACTCGACCTATCTATTTTCCAAAAAATGGGAAAAAGGAATCGTATATAAAAAGACCGAGTTCCGAAGATCTTAAACAGTGTGCTGATGTTGCTTCTAATGAAAAATACGAATATGATAGATACGACACGTTTTCAATTGCTTCTTCACCCATTGGCGAATCTTTTATGATTCGGCTTCAGAAGAGAATGAATTCGTGTTAATCTACATCCGGGAATACATTTATCCCCGGGTTTTAGGTCTCTCAAAGAGGGTGGGTGTTTTTGTATCCGCAAACTAAATATGTGTATGGATACAAAACACAGATAGACCTTAAGGTCTATTCATGCATAAATATATTTATGCACGAATCTCTATAGAAATAATAAAATCTTATACTACCATAAGTGTAGTTGGTGCATCGTGATCCACCATTCGTTGTACCAATTCGTCAAATGCAATCACCGGTTCCCATCCCAAAATCGTGCGTGCTTTGGTAGGGTCCCCAAGTAAAAGATCCACTTCCGTAGGTCGGAAATATTTAGCATCGATCGCAATCAAATCGCGTCCCGTATTCATGTCAAACCCTACTTCGTTAGCACCCTCACCGCGCCACCCGATTTGGAATCCGCGCATACCAAACGCCTTTTCAATAAATTCACGCACAGTATGCATTTTCCCCGTCGCCAAGACAAAATCGTCGGGTTCGGGTTGCTGTAAAATTCGCCACATTCCCTCCACGTAATCTTTAGCATGACCCCAATCGCGGAGCGAATCGATATTTCCCATCACCAATTGTGACTGTTCTCCGCGCAAAATGGCGCCTAGACCCAGAGTAATCTTACGTGTAACGAAATTATGTCCGCGCCGTTCCGATTCATGGTTAAACAGGATTCCATTACATGCATACATCCCGTATGCTTCACGGTAGTTTTTCACGATCCAATAACCATATAATTTCGCAACTCCATAGGGGGAACGGGGATAAAACGGGGTGGTTTCTGATTGCGGTGTTTCTTGGACCTTGCCATATAATTCACTCGTAGATGCCTGATAAAAACGGGCGACGGAGGTGAGACCATTTGATCGAATAGCTTCCATAATTTTGAGTGTTCCAAATCCGTCGGTATCGGCTGTATATTCAGGCATTTCAAAAGATACTTTTACATGGGATTGTGCGGCCAAATTATAGATTTCTAGACGGACCAATTGATCGCCATACGTTTCCTTAATCTTGGACAAACACATATAGAGACAGGATCCATCGGTCATATCTCCGTAGTGGAGTTTGAGACGTGGGTTCTTGAAAATATGCTCAATGCGGTCAGTATTGATGAGAGATGCTCTTCGTACAAGTCCATGAAGATAATACCCTTTTTCTAAAAGGAGTTCGGCTAAATAGGATCCATCTTGACCGGTAATTCCTGTAACAAATGCGACTTTTACTTTATTGGACATTATTGTATTTTATTTAAACTATTTTTTTATATCGATTTCGAAATATCGATATAGATATTATAACAAACGATGACTGAAATTTCCAATTTTATTGGATATAATGCACCTTTCATTTTGTTGTGTTTAGGTTCATATATTATGTGGAAGTCTATGCAATGGATATATTTATCAACATTTATTATCGGTTTTTTTCTAAATGACCTATTGAATCGGATTATCAAAGCCATCGTCCAAGAACCGCGACCTCCGAATCCTATAAATAATGGAAATTACGATGATTGGACAAAAACCAAATCGGTTCAGAAATACGGAATGCCGTCGGGTCATGCGCAGGGTGCATTTTATTGCGCAAGTTTTTTATGTTTTTTGACAAAATCCATTAACGTAATAATAGGATCTATTACATTGTCGATTATTACGCTACTACATAGATATATATACCGAAAGCATACGGCGAAACAATTATTGGTGGGATCAACAATTGGAATACTGACCGGCTGGATTGTTTATTATTTCACTTTTCAGAGCCTGCGCAAATAAATTTATCCTAAATATTTTTGATAAATTTATATTATATTTTATGCCTCTTCTTTGCCGACGGTAACCATATTACGTCTAGAACGTCTCTTGGATGTGCGCTTGACATATCCGAATTTGCCCTTTTTGGCATAATATCCATATTTCTCTAAACGTTTCTCTTTCTTGGCTGTCTTATGTTTTTTGGCTGAAACAATACGACCGTGTTTATTTTTCATTAGGTCCGATTTAACGAGTTCCCCGGCAGTTTTGTAGGCATTGCCATTCATCACTTGAACGCGAGAACCAAAAAGTTCGGGGTATTTATGTCCCTTGATTTCATACATACCAGTTTCAGGATCACGAACAGGGCGCTTCATTTTTATCTATATATTAGATGTTAGATAAAAATGTAATTTTTGCTAAAATTGAATAATATTACCAGGAATTGTTGATTGAGGCATATTAGGGTCAGTAATTACCATGGCAATTATGATATTTCCACCATTGTTATAATTGTAATTAATAAATCCGCCAGGAACAGCATTAAAACCAGGAGGTATTCGAAATGTAACTGCTCCCGTTGTTGTATTTGTTAGGGTAGTTAATGAAAAATTTTGCATGATTGGATTATTGGGATCAATAAAGTTATTCCTTACCATATCTAGATAACTATACTTTGTTATTACATTCTCATCATTTTTAGTAATATTTGAGTATTGAAACCCTCCATTGACAGGTGTAAAATCATTTGGTATTTGGTACAATGGGAAATTGGTTACTGTTTGTCTTTGCATTTGAGGCCGGGTAATACATACCATTTTGGACAATGGTATATTTTTTCCACTTGCTTGATAATACCTGGCTTGAATATTACACAATTGTTGTTGCTGTTGCTGTTGTAATAATATTTGTTGCTGTACAAATTGTGACGATTGTCCTTTAAATTGAATGGTGGAATTTGCCAAACATGATATTTTTGGTAATATACGGCTTGCATTATTACGCACAGCTGCCGCATATCGCATACTTGCCGATTCTTGTATCGTATTTGTACTGGAACTAATTTTAGCTTTGTATAAAACCAGATTTCCCTGCTTACATTTTTTTCTGCAATTTGAAAGAATAGATATAGTATTCATTACTGATATATATACGGATTATCTCGATTGCCACATCGGTATTTGTTGTCTTGATGTATTCAACATAGTGGGGAATGTATTTTTAGCATTATTTGGATTCGTTTGGCTCCAAGGTTGAATACAAACCGAAGTACTGCATGTAGGATTTAAAAAGGGTGTCAAACGTCTCTGTACATTATCACCAATGGATGCATACTGTGGTGCGCGATACGAAAAATTGGTTCTACTATATTTACGGTTAGCGCCTAAAGTGGTGAGTCGGGTTCCACTATTCACTTGGTTAGGATTTACAACATACCGGGTTTGATTTATAACCGCCACCGTTTGTTGAGCACTGCCATTTGCCAAATTTTGACTGACAGGCGTTTTTTTATTAGCAAAAGTATAGGTTCCAGGTGTAGTCTGAATCAATTTGGAGTATTTCATTGCCCTAGACATTCCACTATAATTCGAATTTTTGGTAGTTATCGCCAATTTGGGTGCGGCAATCGTTTTTGGGCACATTGTTTCGTTTCTACCCACAGTTTCTAATCGGGGTCTATCGAGACATCTCGAATACAATCCTACAAACTGGGCATATTGATTCGGGTTACAGCAACTAGAACATGTCGAACAGTTACCAGCCATAAATGCGGCATAACAACAACTTATATCTGCCCATAAAGTTCCTACTAATGCGGGATTTAATCCATTGGGAGGTTGTGGATTGCAGGCCATATTGTTTATACGAGTTACATAATCATTAGATAAAATTGAATCCTATCATGCAAAACAATTTAAACCAACCAAACAGTTACCCATCATAAACTATAATTCAAACCATGTCAAAGCAACAATTGAAAAACACTATTGTATCAAAGGATGCATCAGTATTGGCTAAACAATATCAATCCAAGACCGACCTAGAACATATTCTCGATAATCCCGATACCTATATCGGATCCGTCGAAAATGTCGATGCCGACCTTTGGATCCATAATATGGACGACGCCGCACCCCGTGCCGTCCATAAGACGATCGAATACAATCCCGGTCTCTATAAAT